AAGACTGCACGTTTATAGCAAAGATGGACGCGCAGTCGGAACACGGAAAAGCTATCTTCGGAGGCGGGCTATTGCTTTCTGAGAAAGCTGCAGCCGAGAAAGCTGCAGCCGAGAAAGCTGCAGCCGAGAAAGCTGCAGCGCACATTTGGGAACTGTCAGAACGGGAAAGGCATATTGTTGCAAAACTAGGTGAATAAAACGAGGAAAGGCGGAGAATATGGCAACGAGGCACAAGCGGCGGAAGTTTTCCGGCTGCGTCTGCGAGCAGATCGTATATACGGTATCGAGCGGCGCAGGCATGAGGACCAGCAAGCCGAAAAAGCCGCGCTTTCAGACGGAGTCGGAACGCGAAGAATTTAATCAAAAGATCTCCGCGGCGAAGTTTGCCGCGCTCGTCAATGCAAACTTCGGACCGACGAGCTTTTACTCTACCCTCACGCTAGATGCAGACAATGAGGTACACACCGCGCAGGAGATGCGCAGAATCCGGGATAATTATTACCGGCGACTGCTCTACCGCTATCCAGAGGCAAAGCTTGTGATTGTATACGGGCGGGGCAAATCGACAAACCGTTTTCACCTGCACATGATCACGGACGGCATTCCGGTCGATGAGATCGGAATGCTATGGGGACTCGGCAGCGTGATTGACTGCAAACCGCTGAGAAAGCACAACTATTATGTAAACCAGAACGGCGACAAGGTTGACCATGGGCAGGACTACACAGCGCTGGCAAATTACCTGCACGGACACTGGCGCAAGGAGTTTGGCGGGCACCGCTGGAAAGCGAGCCGGAACTGCGTCCGACCAGAGCCGGAACCAGCAACCGAGGCAGTGCGGGAGTACAGCCCGCAGCGCCCGCCAGTTGCGCCACGCGGGTACATTCTCGTCGAGGCGAGAGCCACACAATACGGATTCCTATATTTTAAATATGTATGGGACCCCAAAAAAGAAGTACGCAAGCGACCGGGAGCCGCTTAATTTAGCCCTTGTAAATGTGTAGGGTTTTAGAACGAAACACGGAAGGAGTTGAGCAAGTGTCAAAACCTCGTTACTGGTGGTACGGGAATGTCTGCCGCACCATCGGCGCATTCCCGAAACTGGATCAACAGGTTCGGGACATGAGCCGCCAAAAGACAACGCCGGGCTATTCTTCGCAGCCAGGCGGGCGCTCTTCCGGTCGCGCCGTTGAGGACATCGCCGTGCGCGTCCTGTCCTCTCAGGAGTACCGGGACTATGAGGCGGTGAGCCGAGCCATCAACACAGCGCGGACATGGAGAGACGGCGCATCCGTGCTGGCGGTTGTATCCGCACATACATGGGGAAAGCGGCTGCGCTTTGATGAGATCGGGCGCGCCATGTACATGAGTACAGCATCGGCAAAGCGGCTGCATCAGCGTTTTGTCTATGAGGTCGCGCGGGAGCTGGGCTACAAAAGTTGAGCTAACACAGCCAAAAAAATGTGCTAGAGTTGTAGCGTGGAGAATCGGAGGGAAACACATGCAGCCATGGGCAGCAGGCTTTTATGCATCTGCGCGCTGGAAGAAATGCCGCGCCGGATATATCAAGTTCCGCAGGACAATTGACGGCGGGCTTTGTGAGGAGTGCAAAGACAAGCCGGGATACATCGTCCACCACAAACAGGCGCTCACACAGGACAACATCAAGGACCCGGAGGTCAGCCTGTCCTACGCAAACCTTGAGTATGTCTGCAAGGATTGCCACGACAAGTTTGACGGTCACGGCATTACAAAATCGCTGACGCAAAAAATATTTTTCGACGCCAACGGTGACCCGATCCCCCCCGTCGCGCGAGGCTGAGCCGGCAGCGGAATCACCGCAGCCCCGGGCTCGGAAGAATACGCAGGTCGTTCGCGAGCCCCCCCTCCAAAAGCGCGGCGATATGTAATACACGCGCACGCGCGGAGAGCGCGCAAAAATCACACGAAAAGGAGGCGCTTTTTGTGGCGAATAAGCAGGAAAAGACGAAAGAACAGCGTATCCGCGCAGAGAAAGCGCGACTCAAGCGGATTTACAAAACGCTGCCGAAAGAAGCGGCGGGAACTGTCGCGGGGCTGATTGACCAGGCGGCTTTTATGCGCGTCGAGTGTGAGGACATGGCAGAGGACCTGCGGGAAAACGGATGGACGGAACCGTTCCGGCAATCGGAACGGCTGGAACCGTATGACCGGGCGCGCCCCATTGGTCAGGCGTACAACTCCACCAACGCGAACTACCAGAAAATCATCAAGCAGCTCACGACGCTCCTGCCGAAGCCGGACACCGCGCCGCGGCAGGAAGACGACGGATTTGGAAGTTTCGTCCGGGAGCGTGATGAAGCGTGAATCTCACACGATATCCGGAAACGTACAATCCGATACTCGAGTATTGGCAGGCTATACAGGATGGGCGGGAAACCGTCAGCCTGAAAGTGCAGAAAACATACCGGCACGTTGTAGAACAGCTCGAAGCTACAGAATCTGAGTTTTACTACTCGCCGAAACGTGCCAACCATGTGCTTGAGTTTTTTGAGAACTACTGCCACCACTCCAAAGGCAAAGCGGGCGGGCAGCTCGTCAAATTAGAGCTTTGGGAAAAGGCTCTGCTGGCGACGATCTTTGGCTTTGTCGACATTGAGGGCAACCGGCAATATCACGAGGCGGTCCTGATTGTCGGCAAGAAAAACGGCAAGTCGCTGCTCGCGTCCGGCGTAGGGCTATATCTGCAAATGGCGGACGGAGAGGCAGGACCGGAGGTCTACGCGGTAGCCACAAAACGCGATCAGGCAAAGATCATCTGGCAAGAAGCAAGGCGCATGGTACAGAAGTCGCCGGCGCTGCGCAAACGGACGCGCTGCCTGGTCGGCGAGATAGACAGCGATTATAACGACGGCGTATTTAAGCCGCTATCGTCTGACAGCGACACGCTTGACGGCTTGAACATCCACGGCGCGATGATGGATGAGATCCACCAGTGGAAAAACGGGCGCCCGCTATATGACATTATTGCCGATGGCGATCAGGCGCGCGCGCAGCCGCTGCGTTTTATCACGTCCACTGCGGGTGTTATCCGCGAGGACATCTACGACGAAAAGTACGAAGAAGCCGAGCGCATTATCAACGGCTATGAAGATCCGGACGGGTACCACGACCCGCGCCGGATTGCGTTTATCTATGAGCTTGACAAGCGCAGCGAGTGGACCGATGAAGCCTGCTGGAAGAAAGCAAACCCGGGTCTCGGCACGATCAAGAGCTACACGGCGCTCAAGGAGCGCGTCGAGCGGGCAAAGAAGAATCCGGCGCTCGTCAGGAATCTCGTCTGCAAGGATTTCAACATACGCGAAACATCTTCCGAGGCGTGGCTCAACTTTGAACAGCTGGACAACCGAGACACCTTCCAGTTGGACAAAGAAAACCGCCGTATGATCTGGACACACCACATGACCGACGGGCAGACGCAGGAGCGAATCCTATCCTACCCGCGTTATGGCATCGGAGGCGCGGACCTCTCCAAGACGACGGACCTGACGGCGGGGAAGGTTCTGTTCCAGGTGCCGGAGTTACCGGACATCCTGTTTGTCCTCTCCATGTACTGGCTGCCGCAGGAGCTTTTGGAAAAGCGCGTGAATGAGGACAAGATACCGTATGACAAGTGGCATGAGCGCGGATTGGTCCGGCTATCAGAGGGAAACAAGATCCGATATGAGGACGTAAAAACATGGTTTGTCGAGGTGCAGGAAGACCTCGATATTTTTATACCATTCGTCGGCTATGATGCATGGTCTGCGTCCTACTGGACAGACAGCATGGCAGACTACTTTGGAGCCGAAGCGATGATACCGGTGCACCAGGGCGTGAAGACCCTGTCCGAGCCGATGAAGCGCTGCGGAAATGATCTGGAGTCCAAGCGGATTGTGTACAACAACAATCCAGTTGACAAGTGGTGCCTTGCAAACACCGCTTACGACGAGGACAAAAACGGCAATATCCAGCCGCACAAAACGAACAAGTCGACACGCCGCATAGACGGCACGGCGGCGCTGCTCGACGCCTACGCGATCTACGATCAAAAGCAGGCGGAATACACAAGTATGCTCTAGGAGTGACAACATGGGATTTTTTAAAAACCTCCTCGAAAACATCACAACGACAAAGCGTGTCTCGACCGTGCAAATGGTACAGGAGCGCGGAAACGGCTTTTACAGCTACAACGGCAAAATGTATCAGTCGGACATTGTCCGCGCTTGCATCCGCCCGAAGATCAAGGCAATCGGAAAGCTGACGGCAAAGCACATCCGGGAGACGATCACCGCAGACGCGCGGAAGATTGCCGTCAATCCGGAGCCGTATATCCGGTTTTTGCTGGAGGAGCCGAACCAATACATGACGGGGCAGCTGTTGCAGGAAAAGCTTGCTGCGCAGCTGATTCTCAACAACAACGCTTTTGCCGTTATCATGCGCGACGAAAACGGATTTCCGAACGCCATATTCCCGGTTGCGGCGATGCAGGCGGACGCCGTCTATGACGCGGGCGGGAATCTATACCTGAAATTTTACATGCAAAACGGGAACGTCCTGACGTTCGCCTACGACGATGTGATCCACCTGCGCGGGGATTTTTACGAAAACGACATCTTCGGAGACCCGATCGCGCCGGCAATCGTGCCGCTGATGGAGATTGTCACAACGACGGATCAGGGCATCGTCAAGGCAATCCGGAACAGCGCCGTCGTACGGTGGCTGCTGATGTTCGCCTCGTCGATGCGTTCGGAGGATATCAAGCAGCGGGCGCAGGACTTTGCAGATAGCTTTCTAAACGTGTCGAACGGAACAGGCGTTGCGGCGGTCGACGCAAAGGCAGAGGCAAAGCAGATTGACCCGAAGGATTATGTGCCAAACGCGCAGCAGATGGACAAGACCACGCAGCGCATTTATGCCCTGTTTAACACCAACCAGCAGATTGTCACGTCGATTGCCAACGAAAACGAGCAGAATGCCTATTTTGATGCCGAGATTGAGCCGGTCCTGAAACAGCTGAGTGGTGAGTACACCCGCAAACTATTTTCAAGGCGCGAGCGCGGCTGCGGAAACCGCATCGTTTTTGAGGCGTCGGCGTGGGATTTTGCGTCGACAACAACAAAGCTAAATCTGCTGCAAATGGTCGACCGCGGCGCGCTGACGCCAAACGAGTGGAGGCGCGCCTTTAATCTCGCTCCGGTTGACGGCGGAGATAAGCCGATTCGCAGGCTTGACACGCAGCCGGTCGACCGGAATACAACGCAGATCACGCAGAAGGGAGATGATAACGCATGAAGATCAGCATTCGCGGACCGATTGTGTCCAGCAACACACACCGATTTTACCAGTTTTACGGGATGGAGGCGACAAGCCCGAAATCCGTAGCAGATGCGCTTGCAAAAGGCGCGGGAGAGCGGGCGGAAGTGGAAATCAACTCGGGCGGCGGCGAAATTTTCGCGGCAAGCGAGATATACACAGCGCTGCGCAATTACGCCGGCGGCGTACACATCCGCATTGTCGGGTTGGCGGCGTCCGCCGCGTCGATCATTGCGATGGCAGGCGAGTCGGAAATGACGCCGACCGGAATGATGATGATCCACAACGTACAGACGAGCGCCGACGGTGACTACCGCCAGATGGAGCATACCGCAGGGGTCCTGCGGGACGCCAACCACGCGATCACGTTGGCGTACATGGCAAAGACCGGGAGGCCCGAGCAGGAAATTGCCGCCATGATGGATGCGGAAACGTGGATCACGGCAGACAGGGCGGTGGAGCTGGGACTCGTTGACCGGGTAATGGAGCTGGGCGGTGAGCAGAAGCCGCTGGCGGCAGACTTTTACTCCGGCATGCTCAGCGAGGACGCGCTGCGGCGCGCAGAGAATTTCATGAAAAGCCAGGCAAAAGAGCCTGGTTTTTTTATGCCCGAGCGGGCGCAGGTAGAAGCAAAACTGAAATTTTTAAAACTTAAAGGAGAACTAAAATGACGAAAGAACTTTACAACACCAAGCGCAAGCAGCTCATGGACGAAGCCCAGAAGCTGCTGGACGAAAGCAAGACTGCCGAGGCGCAGGCAAAAATGAAGGAAGTCGAAGAACTCGACGCCAAGTTTGAGGAAGAGGCAAAGATTCAGGCGAACCTCAACGCCCTCGCAGGCGCGCAGGCGCAGAACCCGGCAGCCGCGGCGCAGTCCGTCAACCTGACCGGAAGCGCAAAGCCGCAGGAAGCGCTCGACATGTACGACACAGACGACTACAAGCGAGCCTTCATGAACTACGTCCTTGCGGGCAAGAAGATCCCCGCCGAGCTGACCAACGCAGACGCAAACACGAAGACCTCCGACGTCGGCGCGGCGATTCCGACGACCACGCTCCAGAAGATCTACGAAAAGATCGAGTCGACAGGCATGATTCTGCCGCGCGTGACGCACACGTCCTACAAGGGCGGCGTGACGGTGCCGACCAGCTCGGCGAAGCCGACCGCATCGTGGGTCAGTGAGGGAGTAGGCTCTGACAAGCAGAAAAAGGCGCTCGGCTCCATCACGTTTGCCTATCACAAACTGCGCTGCGCGATCTCCATGTCGCTGGAAGTGTCCATCGTGACATATCCGATGTTTGAATCGCAGTTTGTGGCAAACGTCGCAGAGGCGATGGTAAAAGCGGAGGAGCAGGCAATCATCAGCGGCTCCGGCTCCGGGCAGCCGAAAGGCATCATCAAGGAGACCGTTGTGACTGGTCAGAACATCGACATTGCGGCAGCGACTACGGCTATCGCCTACACCGACCTTGTCAAGGCGGAGGCAGCACTCCCGCAGGCATACGACACCGACGCGGTGTGGTGCATGACGAAGAAGACCTTCTTCGAGCAGATTGTCGGCATGGTCGACGACAAGAAGCAGCCCGTCGCTCGCGTCAATTACGGAATGAGCGGCAAGCCGGTCTACTCGCTCTTCGGGCGCGAGGTCGTCCTCGTCGGCGACTATCTGCCGTCCTTCGCAGCGAGCGTGACTGCGGATACAATCTTCGCCTTTATTTTCAATTTCAAGGATTACCTCTGGAATGAGAATCTCGGCATGACGTTCCGCAAGTACACCGATAACGCAACCGACGACGAAGTGACCGTTGCGCTGGCGCTCGTCGACGGCAAGGTGGTCGACAAAAACAGCCTCGTAACGCTGACCAAGAAAAAGGCGGGCTAAACACAAGAGCCAACAGGGAGGGATAGACAATGACATTACTGGACGTTGCGAAAACCGCCCTGCGGCTGAGTACGACCGCGCTTGACGGAGAAATTTCCGATGAGGTCGACGCCTGCCTGCTGCGCCTGCATATCGCGGGCGCAGCGGGCGCAGACGAGGACCCGCTAGTAAAAGACGCGGTTCGCGCCTATGTCCGCTGGCAGCACGATTTCTGCGGGCGCGGCAGCGAATGGAAAGCTTGCTTTGAGGAGCTGCGAGACGCGATGGGATTGTCGGACGATTACCGGCAGACAGGAGGCGCGGGCAATGATCTTTGATACACAGATCACGCTGCGCCTGCTGTCCTACCCTATCGTGAGCGGGAAGACAACAGAAAAACTGGAGCGGGAAACTACTGTCTGGGCGGCGCGGAAATCCGTCAACCGCGCGGAATACTACCAGGCGGCGCAGGCGGGAAAGCAGACGGACGCGATCTTCCGGATGCACAGTGCGGAATACCGGGGTGAGCAGCAGCTCGCCTGCGGCTCGGACGTCTTTGACGTGGTCCGCAGCTATGGAGCCGAGACGGAGGAGATTGAGCTGACCTGCAAACGGAGGGACGGAGCATGATGATCTATGAAGCGCTTGCCGACATCGGCGTTCCGGTGTGCCATCCACCATACAAGGGCGCGGAGGAAACGTACATCACGTATCAGCTGCTCGGGCAATCCGGGCAAATATACGCCGAGGGGCGAGAGGCGGAAACCGGCGCAGCGTATGCCGTATCCATCTTTGCCGAGGGCTTTGCAGCAGATCTCCTGCGGCGGACGAAAGCGGCGCTGGAAAGCGCGGGCTATATCGTGACCGTAGACATGGAGAGCTACGACAAGGACACTGGGCGCACGCAGATTGCGCTCATTGCGGAGATGGAGGGCGCTGTGTATGGCTAAGTTCGAAACCTCCGGGCTGGACAAGATGATGGCGACGCTGCAGGACGTGGACGTTCTCGATGAGGCAACGATCAAAGAAATGATGGACGCGGCAGGCGAAATTCTGGTTGCGGAAATCAAAAAGCGCGTAGCGCAAAGCGGTTTTGCAACGGAAGACTACGTAAAAAGCATCAAAGCGACGAAGATTAAGCGGAACAAATACGGCGAGCCGTATATTCAGGTGACGTCCGTAGGCAAAAACAAGCATGGTGTGCGCCGAGCCGCCGTGCTTTTTGTTTTGAATTACGGGCGCGGACCGGCGTACGGCAAAATCAGCGGAACGTATTTCTGGACCAAAGGATCGAAAGCCGCAGAAAGTCAAGTGGACAAAGAGTTGGAGGATATCCTCACAAAAAAGCTGAAAGAAAGGGGCTTATTATAAATGCCGAGTTTTGATTTACGCGGTATCCGGGCGGGCAAGTACAAAAACACGTCCGGAACTGTATCTTACGAAAATCCGACGGACGTCGGCGATGCCATGAGCGCACAGCTCGACCTGAGGTTTGCCGAGGGCAGGCTCTATGCAGAGTCGAAGCTGGCGGAGTACATCAAACTTGCAACCGGCGGCACTATCTCGCTGGCAGTCAAGTACATCAAGAAGGCAGCGCAGGCAATGCTCTACGGCTGCACGACGGACACAAGCAAGGAAAACATCAAGTTCTCCGCCAAGGACGTGGCAAACTACGTGGGCGTCGGATTTTACGCGCCGGACAAGGTAGACGGCGTGACGAAATACACCTGCGTCTGGGTGCCAAAAGCGCTGTTTGGTCCGCCATCGATGGCGTACCAGACGAAGGGAGAAAACATCCAGTTCAACACGCCAACCACGACCGGCGAATTCCTCGCGGACGATTCCGCCGACGAGTTGCTGCTCGAGACCGAGACCGTCGATACCGCGGCAGATGCGGTCACGTGGATCAAAGGAAAGCTGGGTGAGACGCAATGACTGACGTGCGGCAGAAAACGGCGGAATATGAGTATGCAGGCAGGATCTACAACCTGACCTGCAACATGAACGTCCTTGCGGACGTGCAGGAGGAATATGACGGCGATCTGATGCGGGCGCTTCGAAGCGTGACAAGCTTCAAGTCGACGCTGCGGTTTCTGGCGGCGATGCTCAATGACGCGGCGGAAACGCAGGACCTGCGCGGAGAGGACGGAAAGCTGCTGCGCGTGACCGCGCGAGAGCTGGGGCGCAAGCTGACAATGACGCAGACAACGGACGCGGCACAGCTCATCACAAAACTGATTATGGCAGCAATGCCGGAGCGGGAGGACGCCGAGAAGCCGAAGCAGGACAGCGGCGGGAACCAGCCAAAAAACTGACAGAGCCGGGAGAATCAGAGCAGCACGGCGGCTTTGATTTTCCCGGCTTTTTGGCAATCTGGCTTTACCAGCTGCGCATGCCGGAGCGGCTTTTCTGGAAGACCATGACGCCGCGCCGGCTGCTTGCGACACTGGCACGACCGGATAGCGAGCCGAAGGAACCGCAGGAGCCGTTGTCGCTGGCAGAATACTTGAGCGGAGGGAAGTAGCATGCCGAACATCAACACAAAGTTTTCGCTTTCCGGCGAAAAGGAATACAAAGCCGCGATCTCGCAGATCGGCGACGGCATGCGGGTTCTCAACTCCGAGATGCGCAAGGTCGAGAGCGAATACGCAAAAAACGCCGACAGCGTTGAGGCGCTGACGAAGGTAAACGACGTCCTTGAGCGGAAGATCTACTCGCAGACGGAAAAGATCGAGACGCTGAAAGCGGCATTGCAGACGTCAGCCGAGAAATACGGTGTGGCAGATAAGCGCACCATGGCGTGGCAGGCGAGCCTCAACAACGCCGAAGCCGAGCTGAACAAGATGAACGCCGAGCTGGAGGAGAACAACGACGCGCTTGAGAAAGCTGGCGCGAACGGGACAAAGTTCCAGCAGGCGATGGAGAAAATCAAGGACTCCGTCGCAAAGGCGAAAGAGGAAGGTACGGGCGCGAAGGGCATCTTTGCCAACCTCAAGGAATCCTTTGCACACGGCAAGGGCGAAGCGGTCGGTCTCGGAGACGCAATCGGAGGCGCGGCGGATAAACTCGGCATTCAGCTTCCCGAGGGCGCCAGCAAGGCGCTGAACTCCCTCAACGGCATCAGTGCCGGAACGGCTGCGGTGGCCGGCGGCTTTGCGGCGGTCGCGGCTGCCATCGTCAAAACGGAGAAGGCGCTCATTGACATGACGAAGGAGGCGGCGGAGGGCGCGAAGGAGATCGAGACTTTTGCCTCCATCACAGGGCAGAGCGAGCAGCAGGTGCAGCAGATGCAGTACGCATCCGAGAAGCTCGGCGTATCGTATGATCGCGTGCGGGACTCGCTCAAGGAAATCACGAACAAAATGCAGGAAGCCGAGAACGGCTCGGCGGACACAGCTGCGGCATTTGATAAGTTAAAGGTCAGCTTGCGCGGGCAAAACGGCGAGCTTCGAGACGCGCAGGACGTTTTTCTTGACGTCATCGACGCGCTCGGGAACGTCGAAAACCAGTCAGAGCGCGACGCGCTTGCTATGGACCTCATGTCCGAGAGCGCGCAGGAGCTGAACCCGATGATCGAAGCCGGGCGCGAAACGATTCAGCAGTACGCGCAGGCGGCAAGCGACATGGGTCTTGTGCTGGAGGAGGACGAGCTGAAGGCACTGACGGACGTGCAAAGCGCGTTCTACGATCTCGAGCAGCAGCAGAAGGCGACCAAAAACCAGCTGGCGGCGGAGTTCGCGCCGTATCTTACCTCGTTCTACAGTGACATGTCGGAGGCGACGCGCACGTTCGGGCAGACGCTGGAGGACAGCGGCATTGTGTCGGCGTTTGGGTCGCTGCTGGAGTTTGTGGGCGAGCTGATCGACCCGACAAGCGTACTCGGGCAGACGACGCTTCCGATTCTGGAGGGCTCGCTTGAGGGCGTGGCGCTGGTGCTGGCAACCGTTGTGGACAGCCTTCGTGCCATCACAGGCTTGCTGGATGGTCTGGCGGACTGGATCGACACCGGAAGCACGCAGACGTGGAAGGACGCTTTCAGCTTTAAGGCAACGAACGCCGTGCTTGACATCTGGGATTCCAGCGGCTCTAATCCATCTCCCTCTCGCGGCGGCGGCAGCTTCAGCGGAGGCTTCGGCGGCGGAACGAGCGTGACGAATAACTATTACACGGTGAGCGGCGTGAACGTGAAGACGGTAAACCAGGTGGCGGACGCTGCGGAGAATTCCCGGCAGCATAACCGGAAGTACGGAGGATGATATGGGCGTAGGTGTTTTTGAGGGTACGCGCACAAGCGCGCACAGAAAGGTAACGCTAACAAGCGCACTGTTTAACCAGATCGACGAAATGAACCCCACGTTGTCGCACACGCCGTCCGGACCGACCGGCAGCCCTTACGCCATCACAAGAACATGGGCGCTGCTGCAGGGAACCCTTCGGGAGGGTCCGGAAAAAGCGCTTCTGTGCAAATTTTACAGTGATACCGGCGGAAAGTTACCCTTCGATAAAAAGTTCGTGCAATTCGATGCGGACAACGGCTGCAAGATCACGTTCAGCCCGACGCAGATTGACAACACGGGGCAGAACTCGCTGATCGAGCTGCAAACCGTGCAAACGGCGTATGACCCGTATAACGTAAACTACAACACCGCGCCAAACCGCGCAACCATCCGGCAGACGTTCGTTTCGTCGCTCATTGTTGGGCAGGAAATCACGCTGGCACCGGGTATCTGGTACGATGTCGGCTCGACTGCGAGCCTGCGCAACGCGCTGAACAACGGCATCTGCTTTGCCATCGGCGCGAGCGACCCAAGCCCAAAGAACAGCGCAGCCACATCATGGGAAACGAAAATATGGCTCAGTCTCAGCTCGATCAAGTTGACGGTAGAGGTCGCAGACTTCCAGCTGGGATTTACGAGCCTTGCACCGGACGCGGGGGCGTATGTTCAGCCGGACGCGGCGGCAACCATCACATGGGCGGTAGACATTCCAGACTCGCCGGACATGTACTTTAACGAAGCCCCCGCGCAGGCGTCGTTTGAAATCCAGTATTACACCAAGAGTGCAGGGACGACTTCTGCGACACGGACGCTTACCGGCACGACGGCTACCAGCGCGACAATCCCCGCCGCGCACATGACGGGGGCGGAGAGCCTGAGCTGGCGCATCCGGGTAACGTCGAATGACGGCATTGTGGGCAATTGGTCGGATTGGCGCACCTGCACGTGCGTCAACCAGACCGGCAAAGCGACGGCTTTAAGCCCGGACGGGGCAAATATCACGCCGAACGAAATTGTTTCGTTTTTGTGGGAACACAGCTCCGTTTCCGGCAGACCGCAGGCGGGTGCGCAGATTCAAATCAAGTACGCGGGCGCAAGCGACTACATCACGATCTACAACGGGCAGACGACGCTTCGGCGGGCGGCGATCTCGCTGGCGGGAACAAATCCGCAATCCGGGCAGGCGCAGTGGCGTGTGCGGACGCAGGACGATCTCGGCGCGTGGTCGGCGTGGTCGGAGCCTCTGTATGTTTACATTGTCGCTGCGGCGACGGCTCCGTCGGTAACGAGCGTTACAACCGGGACGGCGCGCCCGACGGTAAGCTGGCAGAGCAGCAACCAGACGGGCTACCGGGTGATTATCCGGTCGGTATATGGTCCGGTTTTCTACGATTCCGGGGTACTCCCCGGCGCGGAGCAGAGCTATAAAATCCCAAAATATCTTTCGAACAACAACTACATTGCGGCGGTGACGGTGTGGAATGAATACGCCATCGAGAGCGCGGAAGGCACGCGGGCGTTCACCGTCGACGCTTCCGCCGTCGCGCCGGGAAAGGCGGAAATTGAAATAGCGGAGGAAGGAAACGGGTATGTGTGCATTAAGGCAACCTATCTCCCGGAAGCGTCGCGGTTCCTGCTGCTGCGCGACGGCGTGGCGGTTGGCGAAATGGTTAAGGGCGCGAACCAGTGTTATGATTTCGGCGCGGGAATTGGCAGGCACAACTACAGAATCCGCAGCCTGAACGAAAACGGCTACTCGGATAGTGATCTGGTTCGCACCACGCAGGAAATTCAAAGCGGGCTGCTCGTCTTCGCGGAGGAGGCTATAACGAAATACGGCGCGAACACCATGATCGAGCTGCGCGTGAACCGAGACGCGCCGCCGGGGCATACGGACGATTTGGCACTGGAGGCGACGCAGCAGACGTTTCAGGGGCGCTCACTCCCCGTCACGGAATTTTCCGGGCGGCGGACGCACACGCACCGGCACGCCTTCGCCATGCTCTCGCAGAGCGATATGAAGGAGCTTATTTCCGCCATCTTAGAGCAGAAAACGCTTTTGTACCGCGATCAATACGGCAAGCGGTATTTCTGCACATGCAGCACGCTGCCGGTGAGCTACGACAAGTTTTCGCAAAGCTTTACGCTGGAGCTTGACGAGGTGGACTACAAGGAGGCGATCGAGTGATTGATCTGGCAACCGGAAGGTACACGGCGGCGGAGGTGCAAAAGGCGCTTCACGCGGCGGGCGGCTCCCGGCGGGTATGGTATAGGTTGGAGCGGCTGAACGCATACAAAATCAAGCTCGGGGAGCTGCGGATGGAGACGGGCAGCATTGAGCAGGACGCAAACGCGAGCATCATGCGCACGGGGCGATTTACCGTCCGCGACGAGGCGGGCGTCAACTGGCACGCGGAACTCCTGCGCCCGCTTTTCTGCCTCGAAATGCCGGACGGCGGAACGGCAGAGTATCCGCTCGGCGTGTTTTACATGCCGACGATCACAAAAAGCGGGTACAAGCACATCTACCGCGAGATTGAGGCGTACGACACCACGATGCTTTTGTGGGACGATCAGGTACCGGAGCGCTACAGCATCGCGCGAGGCACGAAGTACACAAGCGCGCTGAGCGGCATTTTCTCGAGCGTGGGCGTTCACGATGCGATTATCGAGCCGTCCGATTCCGTCACAGAGACGACGCTGGAATGGGAGGCGGGAACAACAAAGGGCGAGATTGTAAAGCAACTCATGGATGCGGACAACTACGCGCCATTGAGCGCGGACGCATGGGGGCGCTGGGTGTGCCGGAAATACCGCGATCCGCGTTCGCGCTTCGCGGAGTACAGCTACAAGGCAGACGAAATGAGCGTGCTTCTTCCGGCGCAGACGCTGGTAGAGGACGTTTACGGGCTGCCGAATGTATTTATCGGCATCGTCTCCCGCCCAGACCGGACGCCAATGAGCTTTTTCTACGAGATTACGGACTCGTCCAGCCCGCTGGCGGCGGTCAACCGGGGCGGGCGGAGAATCGCGGACACCAAGATTTACGACGACGCCGCGTCGGCAATCGCGCTGGAGGCGGCAGTAAGGCGGCGCGCCGGGCGCGCTGCGGCGTATTTATCTCAGCTGACGTTTGAAACCGCCGCCATGCCGCACCACGGCGCGGAGGATGTGCTGTGGCTCGAAGCGGGGGAGGTGCGCGGAAAGTATCTGGAAACAAAGTGGACGCTGCCGCTGGAACCGGGCAGCGGCATGACGCACGAGGCGCAGAAGGAGGACACGCTTTGATTCAGGATGATCTTTTTTTGAAGCAGAAGCAGGAAAAGCAATCTGTGCAGCTGGCTACCGTTTCCGAGGTGGCAGACGACGGCGTTCGGCTGCTGATTGACGGGGAATCGGAGCCAAGCCAGATGATATGCAGGTATCTGGCAAGCTATACGCCGGAGGCGGGAGACCGGGTGTTTTTCCAGCGCGTCGGCGGGGCGATGCTGGTATTCGGAAAAATATCATAAAAAAGCCGCCCCAGACGGGGCGGCTCGGAGGGAATTATCGGGAGAGTTTATAGAGCATGTATTGGTTAAGACTGACGCCCTCGACGTCCGCCTCCTCTTTCAGGAGCTTGTGCAGGCTCTTCGGAATGCGCAGGACAAGGCGACCGCTGAACCCGTCCAGCTCGCGCTTGAGCGCCTCGAGGCTTACGGTTGTACCGTCGTCCATTGCTTCTGCTTCGGCAAGCGAAGCGGCTTCTTCTTCGCTCAGCGTCTCCGGCTCTCTTGCGTTGATGGCGGCAAGACGCGCGTCCAGCTCGGACGCGGTAAGATTCTTTTTCATGGCTGTTCCTCCTCAATATTTGATATTGGTGCGGGTGTTGATCTCGACGACAACGATAACGATCTCGCCTTGCACCCAGTCAAAGACGATGCGGTAATGGTCTATCTTGTACCGGTATCTTGCTTTGTATCCGCCGAGGCGGACGATGTTCCCCTCAAGCCGGGAAATCTGGTCGAGCGCCTTGTAGAGTTTCTTGCGCGTCTTTTCATCGACGCTTGCCAGATATTTTTGCGGCTGCTTTTTCAGTTTAATTTCCATGCGTTTCTTCCCTCCTGTGTTTATATGATACTATATATAGTATCATATGTCAAGAGGAATTTCGCGAAAGGAGTAAAAAATATGAGCCTTACCATTATGCAGGGCGACCAGTATGCGATTCCGTTTGTGGGGAAGCTCAACGGGGAGCCGCTGGACCTGACGAAGATCGAGCAGATTGAGTTTGTTGTAGGTCCGCTGCGCAAGGTCTACCCAGGCGAGGTCACGACGGACGAGGACGGGACCTTCCTATTTCCTCTGACACAGGAGGAGACCTTTGCATTCAAAACGTCCATGCTCTCCGGGCAGGTGCGCGTGAAGTTTACGGGCGCGACAAAGCCGGAAGTCATTGGCTTACCGACGGGCTTTATCCGCGTGCTGGACTCTATGAGCCGGGAGGTGCTTTAATGGCAATAACGTTTGAGGTCAAGCAAAAGCCGGCAGTCGAGTTTGACGTAGCAGGGGTGCGCGTCATTGAGGTCGGCACCGGAGGCAGCAAGCCCTATGAGGGCGTATACGACGTAACGCCGAAGACTTACGAGCCGGTGGTGCTGCCGACCAGAAACAGGCTTTTGTCTCGCAACGTAAACGTTGCAAAGATTCCACAGTACGAAGTATCCAACGCCGCCGGTGGGCTGACGCTCATCATGGGCGACGAGTATATGAACAGTTAGGAGTGAGCATATGGCAAACAAGTATGTAAACAAACTGATCGTCGGCACGGAGGTCAAGCTCGATCTGTCGGGCGATACCGTCGTTGCAAGTGACCTCAAAAAGGGCGTCACCGCGCACGACAAGTCCGGCGCGCCGATCACCGGCACGAACGAATTTGACGTCAACTCTCAGGACGCGGACGCTGCGGTTGCGGAGGTTCTGTCTGGCAAGACATTCTACGCGCGAGGCTCGAAGCTCACCGGCACCATGCCGGACAACGGCGCAAAGACACTCGACATCGCAGAGAAAGACGACGAGCCTGCTATTCCGATGGGATTCCACGACGGCTCCGGCAAAGCGCGCCTCAAGGCGACCGAAAAAGCAAAGATCATTCCCGGCAATATCAAGTCCGGCATTACCATTCTCGGCGTGGTGGGCAGCTACGGCGGCGAGGCGGTCAAGGCACAGGCGAACAAGAACGTCACGCCGAGCTTTGCCGAGCAGGTCGTGACGCCGGATGAGACGTATGACTATCTGTCGCAGGTGACTGTCGCGGCAATCCCCGTGACCTACACCGACAACGCCGCAGGAGGGCAGACGCTCCAGATCGGAGGCTGAGATGGCAGTCAACAAAGTCGCCCTTAACGGCGAAGTCAAGCTTGACCTGACCGCCGACACCGTAACGCCGGAGACACTTCTCAAGGGGAAGACGGCGCACAACGCGGCGGGCGAGCTGATTACAGGAGTGTATGAGCCTATGAACATAAAACAGTACACCGGTACGCTGCTTGCTTCTGGCTGGGCTGCTGATTCACATGGCTACCAGGCGCAGACGATCACGATCACGGGATTGAAAGCTTCTTATGATATCGACCCGCAGTGGGACGTTTCCCTTTCCGGCACGGACCCAGATGCAGACGCGGCTTTATTGGAGGGCTTCGCGTTAATCCACAACTACAAGACCGGCGCGAACAGCCTGACCGCACAGTGCATCGGCAAAGCGCCAACAGTGAATATCCCCGTGAAGGTGGTGGTGTTCGGATGAGTGGGCGCAGTCCTAGATGGTTCACCGGAATCCGTGGCAACTATTCAGATAATCTTGCAGACAACACGTGGGAACAGATTATAGAAGTCTGCCAGAAAAAGATCGTCCCCCCATCGTGGAAGGTTGGAGATCAGAAGGCGATGACGATCAATGCTGTGGATTATCTTGTCGACATTATTGGTATCAATCACGACGACTATTCCGACGGCTTCGGCAAAGCCCCGTTTACCTTCCAGCTGCACGACTGCTACGGAAAAAACGAAATGGAGGGCAGCAACACAAACAGAAACGGTTGGGAAGGCTGCGCCATGCGGCAGACACATCTTCCTGCCATCTTGGTTCAATTGCCGCTGGAAGTGCAAAATGGCATCCAGAATGTGAATAAACTGACATCTGCGGGCAACAAAAGCACCACCATCGTAACAACGGCAGACAAACTGTTTTTTCCAAGCGATGTGGAAGTGTTTGGTGATGTTGATTCTTCCGCGCCAGGCGAAGGTAAACAATATCAGTATTACAAAGAAAACGGAAGCAAAATAAAAATGCTAGACGGCGCGGAATCCAGATGGTGGACACGTTCCCCGTCTATAAACGGCACCACAAATTTTATCTTCGTATCATCCGCCGGCACTAAGGGAACTATCCGGGGCGGCGCTGCGCTTGGCGTGCCCTTCTGCTTCTGCTTCTAGGGGGTGCATCATGGGAATGTTTTTACGAAGGGGACTTCCCAGCAAATTCACGGTAATTCTGAGCGCCCCTGTTTCTTACAGCAGTACCTATTCCATGTATGCCGTAGTTAACGGCGAAAAACTAACGGATGCTACAGCACTAACGTTTCATGCTGGAAGTAAAGTTCCGATCACCATATCATATAAGGCACGAAACAGCCACGGCAATGTTATTTTGAATGGTGTAACTGTATCAAACGAAAAAGAAGGTACTTACGAATTTGTAGCCACAACAAACACACGCATTTTATTCGAACAAAAGAAAACACATAACGAAAACGGAAATGTTGTGTGGACACCGACCTGCACCATCACGGAAAATTGATTTAGGGGGCTATTTATGTACATCACACACGACGATCAAACCTACGCGAACGTCCGGGTATACAGCACATCCGGCTCTGTCCGTTTTACAGGCGATTCTCTTTCGGGGCTTTCGGAGCTTACCGGCGAGATTGCCGTCTTTGCCGACAACGGCTTCCAGATGCAGACCTATACGCCGGGAGACTTTCTGCGGCAGGAGATTCAGGACGGGAATTGGCTGCTGACGAATACGCCGCTGCCGACCCCGCAGCCAGTCGTTGCAACGCCTGTTGCCTACGATCTGAACATGTCCACGGCGTTTGCGGTGAAGCTGCTCATGAGCGAGAAAAAGCCCGAGACGGCAGACGAGATTATTAAATGCTCGGCGCTCTGGGACGAGTGGGAGCCCGGAAAGCACACGGTGGATGAGATCTTCACCGTGGGAGGCGACCCGTGGAAAGTCTACCAGAGCTACGACAACGCCGTCCATCCGGACATCGCGCCGGGAAACGCTGTGTGGTACACGTTCAATAAGCCACTCCACGGCACGACAAGGGAAACTGCGCGGGAGTTTATTCAGCCGCAGGCGGGTACGGTCGATATCTACCTCGCCGGCGAGTGGTGCATCTTCGAGGGCAAGGCGTGCAAGGCAAAAAGAGACACCAATTTCAGCCCGAAGGATTATCCGGCGGACTGGGAAGTTGAGGAATAACGGACTGCCAATGGCAGGAAAGGAGCATGCATGAATGAAGTAGAAATGGAGCACAGATTAACGGTTGTGGAGAAGCTGGCCGGAAGCAACAAACACAGGATCGACGATCTGGAAGCAGACACGAAGACCTTACAGGAGCTGTCGACCTCCTGCAAGGTCATGGCGGAGCAGCTGGCGGCGATGAACAAGCGGCTCGACAAGGTGGACGCCGCTGTGACCAACATCCAGAGCGTTCCTGCGGGGCGCTGGGACGCGATTGTAAAAGCCGTGGTTACGGCGCTGGTCGCAGGCTTAGTCGGCTACGCGCTGGCTCTTGCGGGGCTGGGAGGCTAGTATGGCGGACGGGCAGAAAAAGCCGCAGCGGAAGACAAAGGGGCGCATGGCGCGGGAGCTGGTCTACTACTGCATTTATGCCCTGACGCTTACGCTCGCGTGGGCAGTGGTTATCAAGACGGTTGCGGTCATCCTAGACCGCCCGTCCGACCTCTCCGACGTGCTGATCTTCGCGGCAGCGGCGTTTGGCGGGGAGCTGCTGCTCCTGCTGTGCAAGAGAGTATTTGCAAAACCGAATGAACCGGTAGAATGAAAGGGGTACATATGGAAAACATCAAAAAGCGGCTGGGCAACCTGCTCAGCGTCAAGAGCCTGGTCACGCTCTCGCTGACCATCGTCTTTGCCGTCCTCGCCCTGCGGGGAGACATCACAGGCAAGGACTTCCTGACGATCTTCCTGACAGTAATTACCTTCTATTTCGGCACGCAGTCGCAGAAGGCACAGGACGCGATCGACAACGCGGGTACGCCGCAGGAGGGCGAACAGAAATGATGAAAGCATCCGAGCTTGTGCGCAGGCACATTGACGTTGCGAAGAACTACAAGACCGTCTACATGTGGGGCTGCTTCGGCTCCCCGGTGAGCGAGACAATCATTGACGAGAAATCCGCGCAGTACCCGGACTGGTACACCGGCGGCAGAGTCACATATCTGCGCAGCCTCATCGGAAAAGTTGTCTATGGCTTTGACTGCGTGAACCTGACAAAGGGCATTCTCTGGGGCTGGAACGGCAACAAAAACGCCTACTACGGCGGCGCAAGATACGCCTCGAACAGCGTTCCGGATGTCTCCGCCGACGGCATGATTGCAAAGTGCAAGGACGTGTCCGCCACCGGCTGGGACAAGCTGATTCCCGGCGAAGGTCTCTGGATGCCAGGTCACTGGGGCATGTACATCGGTGACGGTCTGGCGGTCGAATGCACCCCGATCTGGGACAACGGCGTGCAGATTACCGCCGTCCAGAACATCGGCACGAAGGCAGGCTACCACGCCCGCAACTGGCAAAAACACGGCAAGCTCCCGTGGGTCGAGTACGACACTGTGAAAATCGACGCCGAGGTTGAAGAAGCAAAAAAGACCATCCGGCAGAAAGCCGGATTGACCGACGGCACGATTGATTATCTCGCCGCCTATAAGTACGGCGACGATCTTCTCAAAAAGCTTGCAAAAGCGATGAAATAAACTGCCTGCCGCGCTCTGCCGGAAGGAGGGACGCCTTTGGCGAGCGCGAGAGTCAATATACCCGAAGATCTGTCCGGTTTGCTGCACAGCGAGTGGGAGCGCGTCATAGAGGAAACCGGATACAGCCGAGAGGACGCCGAGATCGTGCGCCGCTACATCGTGGGGAAACTCCCACAGATCGACGTCGCCGTCGAGCTGTGCATGGAGCGCAGCACACTGTCAAGGCGCCTGCCCGGAATTTATAGCAGAGCGCGGCAGACAGCACGGAAACTGCATATGATATGAGATTCCCCGGTGTCAAAGTCTGACACCGGGGGTGCATTTCTTAAAAACTCTTCCAATCAGCAACGTTAACAATTGTGAATTTATACAAAAACAACTTCAAAAGGTTGACAAATCGGAGAACTGCGCATAATATGAAAGCACAACGATAGTAACAAGTCTACGTCTGTTGTGCTATTAACAGGCCCCCGGTAATAAGCGCCCCACTCATAAGGGGTTCGCTGAAACCGGGGGCTTCATCATTATGGAGGAAAGTATGGTGCGAAAGACTGCAATTCTGGTAGATGGTGCGTTTTACAGAAAGCGCGCAGCGTTTCTTCGGGGTGCAAAGACTCCTGAAGAACGTGCAAAAGAACTGTATGCTTACTGCATGGCGCATATCCGAGATGAAGGGGCGCACGCAGACTACCACGAAGAGCGCGAACTTTACCGCATTTTTTATTATGACTGCCCTCCGCTCAAGAAGACCGTTTATCACCCTGCCCTGAAACGCAACATAGATTTTGGGAAATCGGATACATATTCGTGGGCAAATGCATTTTTTGAAGAATTGAAAAAGAAACGCAAGGTTGCGCTCCGAATGGGGGCGTTGTCCGATGCGAATGCACACTTTTCCCTTAAACCTGATGCAACAAAAGCAATCTGCCAAGGGAAGCGAAATGTTTCTGACTTGACCGAGAATGACTTTTCTATTTCGTTCAATCAGAAAGGTGTCGATATGCGTATCGGCTTAGACATAGCTTCGTTGGCATACAAAAAACAGGTGGATCAGATCATCCTCATCGCTGGCGACAGCGATTTTGTGCCAGCTGCAAAGCTTGCAAGAAGAGAAGGCATTGATTTTATCCTTGATCCAATGGAGGCGACGATTCGTGACGATCTCTTTGAGCATATTGATGGGCTGAAATCTCTTTGGAAAAAGCAGCCAAGTAAATAACCTTTTTCTTTTTATCCCCGGTGTCAGAGACGGCACCGGGGCTTTTCGTATTTCACGCAACTTCACATTCCCGCACACTTGCGCCACCCTTAAAAATCTGCGCTCCGGTACAATGGGAGCATAAGGAGGGACACAGGATGGCATACAACCCATACACCGGGCGCTGGGAGATGGACGGCGCGCAGCAGGTGCAGATGCAGCCCATGCCGCGGGCGCAGGTGCCGCAAATGCCGCAGCAGCCGCCGAAACTCGGCGTGCTGACCGTGGCCAGCGAGGCCAGTATCAACAATTTGCAGATGCAGCCAAACGACAACGCGCTCGCGCTGCATGAGACGGAAAATCTGCTCTATTACATCCGCACCGACAGCATGGCGGCAAAGACCATTGCGCGGTTCCGGATATTCCCGGAGCCGACGGAAGAGGAAAAGGCAGCGACCCAGCTGCAAGAGCAGCTGAAGCAGATCACGGACGGCCTACAGAGCATGGCCGGGAAAATCGAGGAATTGGAGGGAAAACTCAATGCAAAATCCGATCATGGCACTGATGGGCGGCGGCAGCGGAAACAAACTGCTGAACGGCCTGATGCAGACGGCAATGACGACGCTTAAAGGCCAGAGTCCCCAGATGGTGCTTAGCTTCCTCGCCTCCCAGCCTGGGTTTAATGACTGGTTTGAGGCAAACAAAGACAAAACGGTCGGCGAGCTCGTCGGCCAGATCAGCAAGTGATACCGCGCGTAAGCGCCTATCAATAATCTAGCCCGAAAGGAGGGAATACAATGGATAAGGACTATGGCTTCGGCGGATGGGGTATTGTGATTCTCATTGCGCTGTTCTTCCTGCTCTTCGCGGGCAGAGGCTTCGGCGGCAGCAGCGGCGAGAGTGCCCCGGCGACGCAGGCCGACGTACAGCGTGCAACGGACTTTGCGGCTCTGGAGCGCCAGAACAACGAGGGCGTGGCCGCAACGCGTCAGGGCGCGTACGACGTCACAAGCGCCGTCAAGGACAACGCCTACAACATCCTCGGCGAGCTGCGCGACTTGCAGTCCGTCACGGAGAGCGGCATCTCTGTGCAGCAGAAGTGCTGCTGCGACATTCTCCGCGCGATCGACGGAGTTAATTACTCCGCCAGCATCAACGCTTGCGAGATCAAGACGGCTATCCACGCCGAGGGCGAGGCGACCAGAACGCTCCTGCAGCAGCAGGAGAACCAGCGCCTGCGCGACGAACTCGCACAGAGCCGCGCCGCGAACAACGACTATATGCAGTCGCAGTACATCCTCGGCCAGCTGGGCAGGTACTACCAGAACCCGCCCTGTAATCCGTGCGGCTGCGGCGGCTGACGGACGGACCAAACCTGATATAACTATCCGGGGCGATTGCCCCGTTTTTCATAATTTTGAAAGGAGACGAGTAAATGTCTTGTAGCGGAAACAGCAAATCCTATCAGAAATCCTGCGTCCGGTATTTTAATAACAGCCCGCAGACGCTTGCAGCAAACGCTGCGACAGTGCTCACGCTTGCGGGCGCGAAGGTTGTCAACTCCGGCGAGTCCATTCAGGTCGAGCCTCAGAGCTACGACACCGTAAAAATTGGGCTCTATCACCTAGTAGCCGATGCGGTCATTACGTCGTCCGCGGCTGGCGAGCTCACCTTGCAGTGGTACATGGACGGCGTCGCGCTGCCCTGCACGCTGCGCAAGGTAACGCTTCCGGCAACCGGAAACACCGAGATCCACACGGAGACGGAACTGGCGCTGCCCGGGTGCTGCTGCTGCGTGAACCACACCTTTACCCTCATTGCGACGACCGACTCGACGGCAGCGGGCAATGTGGTCGAGCTCTGCACCGGCCTGCTCAAACTCGCGTAGCCTATGACGGACAAGATCAAAGCCTATAAGGCAAAGCTCTGCGAGGCGCTTGAGGCGTGTATGGCGGAGCCCGTGAGCTCCCGAAGCGTTGGCAGCTGCACCATGCTCATGGACGCGCTGTGCAAGGCGGATAAGATCACGATGGAGTCCGAAGCCTCCACGTTTACCGAGGACGACGCGCGGCGCTGGGTGCAGCATATGAAAAACGCCGACGGCTCGACCGGACCGCATTGGACGCAGGAGCAGACCGCAGCCGTCGCTGGAAGCGTCGGCGTGCATGATGTTGATCCCTGGGCATGGTACGCCGCGATGAACATGATGTACTCGGATTACTGGGAGTCCGCGATGCGCTACGGCGTCGACCGCCCGGAGTACTACGCAGATCTCGCCAAAGAGTTTCTTTTTGATAAGGACGCGGGCAGTCCGGAGCAGAAGATCGCGGCTTACTACCATAGCATAGCGGCACCTCAAATTTAGCGCGGACGAACACAGTTTGAACACAGAAATCTTTTTCGGTGTTGCAATACAAGAACTATTATAGGCTTCGAATCTCTCCTTCCGCGCCAGAATAAAAGCGTCTGAGAAAATGATTCTCAGACGCTTTTATTTGTTTGTTCTGAAAGTTTAAAGGATGAACGCGGAACTTTATGCGAAAAATGTTCCGGCTTCACATGCAAGATGGGATAGCAAAGAATAGCGGATTTTAGCATCAAAACACACATGTGTGAACACAGAAAAAACACAGTCAGAATTTGCTATCCATCTTTGCTGCTGCAACCTCGATGGTATTGTCAAGCACGTCGGTATAAATGTCCATCGTGGTCGAAAGCTGCGCGTGACCGAGGAGCGTCTGGGCGGTTTTATAATCCACGCCCGCGTCGTGCAGCGCGGTCGCGTAACCGTGCCGGATCTCATGCGGTGTGACCGTAACGCCGCTCTCGGTCTGGTAGGCGGCGTACAATCTTGTGACGCGATGGTTCATCAGTGGGGTTTCGCCGCCATCATCAGAAAAAATATACCCATGCTTTTTGTCGGGCAGGACAGCAGCCAGAGCCGATAAAAGCGGTATGACGCGGTTGCCTGCCTCTGTTTTCGGACTTTTGATATACGGTCGTGCGCCGATGTAATAGGCGGACTTATTGATTCGAACCTTCTTTGCTTTGCGGTCGATATCCTCATAGCGCAGCGCAAGCGCTTCGCCGCGCCGGCAGCCGGTGTAATAGATCAGATACGCAAAAAGCCCGAACGGCTTATCAAGGCTGTTTTTGATCAACTGGATCTGTTCTGCTTTGGGTGCGCGGCGCTTTTTCTGCGGCAGGTTCTTCGGCAGCAGGACCGCCTCCGCCGGATTGTACATGATGTAGCCCTCGCGCTGGGCTTTGTTTAAGATCTGGCGGATGATCTGCCGCTGCGTGGCGACGGTCTTTTTGGCATACGTTTTTGCAAAGCGGTTGATGTACTTTTCCACATCCTTCGCCGTGATCGACGAAACGTCTTCTTTGCCGAATTCCGCAACTGCCCGGCTGTAGGCTGGCTTGTAATTCTTCTGGCTGTTGTTCGCAAGTGTTGGTTCGATCTCGTTCCACCAGGCGTGCGCTACGTTCTCAAAGGTCTCCGTCTTCCCGGATGCGAGATCGGCGCGATAGCTTTTGACTTTCTCCCAGACCTCGCGGTCAGTCTTCCCCCGGAAGGCCTTGCGTTTGCCGTTAATTTTGATAATCGTTTCATGCAGCCCGTCAGGGCGAACGTAATATTTCGGGATTGCCATAAAAAACCTCCAAAGATGCCGCTCCGGTTTCTCCAACCGGGGCGGCTTTTTTTGTTATGTTCGGAACCAACCGATATTTGGGGTCAGGATATCGACCGCAAAAAGAAGGAATATAAACGCAGTAAGGCAGACGCAGACAACGAAGAAACGTTTGTTCCAGCGCTCCTTCCGCGCAATGGCGCGTTGCAGATCGTCAATACGTGTCTCGTAAAGCTCGCCTTTCGTGCGCTCGCACATGCCTCCTGCATGCTGCGCAGCATCCGCGCCGACGCCGAGCGCGTCGCAGATGGCGGTAATTGTAGAAGCAGATGCGTTTGAGCCTTTTGAGGAAAGGACGCGCGAGACGGTTGACTCAGAAATTTGTGCAAGTTGCGCAAGGTCCTTGTTTGTTAGGTTTTCCTCCTCCATTTTGGCAATACATCTGGATATCAGCTGCTCAAAATCCATGATTTCACGACGCTTTCATAAATTTCACCAGGAATTGCAGATATATTTTACAGATTTCACCAAATTGCAAAAATGTAGATTGCATTTCACGGCGCGCGGGGGTACGGTTGAGGCGTAGGGACGGCTCCCACCGCCTGCACAAACCAAAGCCCGCGTCGTTTTTCGGCAAGCGGCGCGGGCATCAACTAAGTCAATCACCATTCTCGCCGAGCGGAGAGTCCCATACAGCATCCCAAAAATCCGTCTCGTTTATGATCTGGACTTTTCCGCCGGCGCGCCGCACGGACATTGCCGCCTCAATCTTGCGCCCATAGCAGGAGTAAGCCCAGCACGGATTGCCAGCATTGCCGACAATCAAATAGTCGGTTTTGCGTGAGACGTTGGAGATAAATGTACCACCGAGCCGCTCAATTTCCTCGACAATTTCCTTGCGCGTGGCTCTGTATGACTCGCCGGTAAAGCAAAAGACTTTCCCGTCAAATGTAAGGTCCGGGCAATAGGCGCAAATGCCATCAATGGAGTATTTTTTTCGCAAAGCCTCAAAATCCGGCTCGTGCAGGTTTATGGAGTCTTTAAAGTCGACCACATTGCTGCAAAACGCGAGAAGGGAGTTGCGCTCGTCAGCGGTTATGACTCCATCCTCAAGGATTGTGTGCAGGAGCGAGTTTAGCTCGTCAAATGGATATGTGCCTTGCAGGTAGTCGTTCGAGGTGAGCCAATCGGACAGGGTGCGGATCTCTTTATCGCTGATGTCAGAATCCGCCATGATACCGTGAATCATGCCATGCAAAAATTGCACGGACGAAGTGACGATATTATAGTAGCTGGAGTTGTCGGCAAAATTACCACAAAGCCAAAGGATGTTTTGACGCTCGTCGTCGTCGATACGATCATCCTTGATCGCCTCCTCAATTATAGGGATAAGCTCCGAAAACGGGTGACGATCGCGCAGATTCGCATGAATAAGGCACCAATTGGCAAGCTCGCTTACCTCGGCGGTGCTGACATCGCCGCTGGAAGAAATACCAGCTACAATGCCGCGAAGCATATTGATCGCCTTGTGCAGCTCGGCAGGCTTCGTAAACTGACGGTATTCGTCCGGATTTTTGATCTGAGACATGGATAGAACCTCTCAAAGTACGCAATTTTGTGCGGATTATACTGCCTATAGGGGCTTATTTATATCGTAAGCCAGATGGCAAAAAGAAGCAATGGCAAATGTGAACAAAAAATGAAGGAAATTTTTGTGGAGGAATGGAGGACGAAGTGGAAAACACGGAAGAATACGTCATTGGAGAGATCAAGCGCTTGTTGGAGCGGGCAACGCCGGACCAGCTGATTATTATACTGCGGATTCTGCAAAACATCGTAAAATAAGCGCCGGAGCGGGAAACCGTTCCGGCGAAAACCTACAGACCAAGAAGTTGTTTTTCAATTTCGGCAATATCCGGGAAAACAAGGCGGGCACCTTTGCGCTGCAAGGCGAGCAGTTTCCGCGCCCGCTTTGAAAGCTCGGCTTCTAGCGCCGCGTCTACGCGGACAGGAAGGCTGGTGCGCGCATCTATGTACTCGCCGGAAATATAGCGTTCCGTAACGGGACACATGTTTTGGAGCAGAAACGCCTTTTTGCGACCAAGGACTTCGCCAAAAAGGATGGTGTCGCATTTCCCGTAGCGCTGGACCTTCTTCTGGTAAATAGCCTCGAACTTTTCAACGCGGGAAGAAATCGGAATCAGCCAGAATAGCCGGGTAGCTTCGTCGAAGAAAGCGTAAAAGCACGGACGACCGTGCGGAACGCCGTTTACTGGCTCCTTGTTTTGCATAAGCCCTTCGCTCGGGACATCTTGATAATATGCGTCCGACAGAAAATAGAAGTGACCGATCTCCATATATCTCTCCAAGAAAAAAGGCTCTGCCGGACGGCAAAGCCTTATAATTTGCGCTCGCCAATATTTCAGTTGCATAGCGAGAAGCAACAAACATTTGGACTCGCCGTTATTTGAGTTGCATAGCGAGAAGCAACAAACATTTGCAGATGATCTCTCATCTGCCTCTAGTATATGCCACACGGTCAACAATGTAAACTCGGAATGTTGTACGAAAAAACAAGCGAAAATTTTGATAAATCACAGATTTATTTACAATTCTGATACACATGAAAAACACCGGAGACGATTATTCGTCCCCGGGCTTTTTTTGCAACTCTCCGACAAAAGCTTCGATTGCTGCCCACTTTTCAGGCGGCAGCGCCATCAAAAGCGAAATGAAGCGTTTGCGGAAGGAGTCGTCTGCGTCGGACATGATGTCCGTAACCAGAACGGCAAGTTCCTCATTCACACTGCGCTGCACGTACATTTCCCCGACGCCGTTTTCCAGCCATGCGAGAGAAACGTTAAATTCTCGGCAAATATCTGAAATCGTTCGCTCAGTTGGGATATACGTACCGGAGCATATCCTTGAAACGTGAGCCTGCGTCAAATGAATGCGGTCTGCAAATTTGGACTGTGTCAAACCTTGATCTTTGATTATAAACGCAATGCGCTCATTGATAGTATTCACAAAACCGACCTCCTTGTAGTTATAGGTTATCACATGGAGGAATAATTGTCAATCAAAAAATATACGAAACGAATAAAATTATGCTTGACAATATACGTAGCGTATGTTAAAGTATACACAGCGAATACGACAAGCGAGGTGAACACAAGGATGGAGGGCGTTGTGAAGTTTGGCGCGGCATGCATGCTTGCTATCGGGTATCTTTCGATCTGGTTCCTGCCAAAAGCGGCGACGGAGGCTGCAATGAAAGACAGGAACCATGCGAAAGAGACCTTGATGCAATGGCTGATGTGCTTAATGTCTATCGCGCTCGCATATTTGCTTTCGCTTCTGCTCCACGCAGAAATATAGAGCGTTTCTTATGCTGTCAACGCTATCGCCATTGTCGATGTGGGCGCAAAGAACGTCAAGGCAGTCTCCGAGTTTGCCGGTTTGCGTAGCGAGAACTGCGGAAACCGCGCAGGATGCAGCTGCACGTTTTTCTACATTGTCGGGCGAGTAAGTAAACAGCACAACCGCGCGCGCCATCTCAGAGAAAGCATTGTCACCGGAAACAACATCGTCACGGCTCCATTGTAAGCGAAGCTTCGCGGCTTCTTTGGCGGATGTCACGCGAGCAATCAGCAACGATAGCGCCCCGGACGATACGACACCGGCAAGCGAGATTAGCGCGCAGGCAACAGGATCAGACATACAGACACCTCCTTTCAACCAGAGTTTAGCACACAGGCGAAACGGGGGCAAGACCAGAGAATGATAAGAAAGGGTGAGAAAAATGTCGGAAGAACAGAAGAGGCAGGCTGAAAAGCTCACAACCGAAATGAATAAGCTGACGCCGGAGATGCGCGAAAAGGCACTGATCTTTATGCAGGGCATGGCGGCAATGGCGCAGCCGGTCAAGCAGGACGAGCAGAAGGAGGCGTGAAAATGGCAACAGAAAAGCTGGAAACCTTCGCCGTCCGCATTCTGGAACGAATGGGGAACTGGGAACAGTGGGCAGCGACACGCGAGAAATATAGGAAGGCGCTGAAACGCGCCGCTCTGCTGGAACAGAACGGCGCGAAGAGCGTGACCTTGCATTTTAGCGGAAAGACGGCAGCGCCTCGTCAAGAAGCTTGAGGGTATCCGGGGAAACGTCATCCGGGAGGAAAGGGCAACAGGAGGAAAGGAAAATGCAGGAACAGAGGAAAAGCATGGAGCAGCAGCTGGCAGAGCTTCTGACACGGGATTGCAAAGAAGCTCTGGAGGCAATCGCAGAGGAAACCGGCTACACAGCCGACGAATTAAAGCCGCTCTGGCAGGAATGGCTGGATACGCAGTACGGCGAGAAATCGGTGATGGCAATTGCAAGGGATTTTGTAGGTGTCGCGCTGGAACACGATTTGTAAGGAGGCGTGAGGAACCATGCGTGAGGCGGAGGGCTATCGTCCGCAGCTGGAGCTGCTGACGGACATGTTCCCGGGGCGGGCGGCGATCACGGTCAACGAGTGCCAGAGCGCGCTCGGCATTGACCGGCGGACGCTGCTTGCCGAGCGCGAATTTCCGGCGCGGAAGATCGGCGGCAAGTACGCGGTGCCGTTGACCGAGCTGGCGCGCTGGCTGACGAGGAAATGATAGGAAGGGACAGGAACGATGGCTGATTTTTTGAGATTTTTTGACGATATCGTCAAGCGGGTCCCGATGCACCTTGAGATCACCTATAGCAAGGTAACAGACTGGGGCGTCCGGATTTACCGAAAAGGCTGCAACGCTGACGGCTCGGACATGGAGATTGTAGGCGTCCAGTGCTGCGACATGGAGCTGTGCTTCGCGACGGCGCAGGTAAAACTCAAAAACTGGCTTCTGGACACAGAGGGAGGATATTGAATATGGCGAAGAAACTACACGTCGAAATCGGCATTGACGGTGAAACGTCAATATCAAGAATTGAGGGCAGCGGCGGTGATTTGATCGCCGCAGCAGCATTTGCGGTCAATGCGTTTTACAGAGCTTTTGCAAAAAATAGCGAAGAAGATGCCAGAGGCTTTAAATTTCTCATGCAGAAAATGGTTGCAGAAGATGATTCCGTGATCTGGTCAAAGACGATTTGAGGAGGGACACACCATGAGAACGAACCTTGCGCGAGTAGAACCGGAAGAAACCACGCGGGAGCGCCGGGCGCGGCTGCGGGAGGAAATGCAGTACCGGAGGGCGCTGCGGCTGATCGTGAAGACCTGCTGCATCTGGCTGGGCGGGGCGGCGTATGTCCTCGCGGTGATTGCCGGATACGGGCATATGATGGACGTCGCTGCCGTGACAGGCGCAATCGCAATCGGCTTGTCGGTCTACGGGGCAATGTGATATGGACGAGCGGATCACAGTCAGGTTTCGTCCAGAGCAGCTGGACGACGTAATTGACGCGCTGTTTGCCTACGCAGACGATTGCGTCAATGATCGCGAGATCCTGCTCAAAATGCCGCGCGTGGACCGGGAAACGGTGAATGATCTGGCGCGGCGGGAGACGCAGCTAAACAAGCTGGGCAGATGGCTCCAGCACGTGAAGGAAGAGGCAGAATGATGCCGAATCTAACGCCGCGATTGCGCCGGATCAAGCCGCCATGCGGCAGATTCTGCCCAGCCAGGATGGCGGGATGCAGCACCATGTGCTGCAACTGGACGCTCTATGAGAGCATCCGGAACTATCTCTACGTGGAAAACGGACAGGCGCGGAAAAATTTAGAGTTAGATCTTGCGGCACAGAAGCAGATAAACCGTGCGGACAATCAGGTGAGGAGGCGCAAACACTATGGCGCGAAATAATATCGACTACAACGGCGAGCGGGAAAACCGCCATCCTGCCGTAATTGCGCAGGCAGGATACACCGGGAAAAACCACTACGCCGTGACATACAGCGGACAGACGGTCTTTGTCCGCGCTTCGGACGAGCTTGCCGCGCTGTTTACGGCGGCAAAGCACTGGGGCTATAAATTTACCCGCCCCGAGTACCACCAGAACGCAGTCGCCAGAAAACTGCACTACACGCCGGGGCTTTGAGGGGAGGCGCGGAGGTATGCTGACGCATCTGAGCCTGTTTACCGGGATCGGCGGGCTGGATCTGGCTGCCGAGTGGGCAGGATTTACAACCATCGGGCAGTGTGAGTTTGCCGACTACCAAACAAAGGTGCTGGAAAAGCACTGGCCGGACGTGCCGCGCTGGCGGGACATCCGGACATTGACAAAGGAGAGTTTTTATGAGCGCACAGGATTGCGAACAGTTGACGTTATTTCCGGGGGATTCCCCTGCCAGCCCTTTTCCGTGGCTGGAAAGCAAAAGGGAAAAGAAGACGATCGTTACCTCTGGCCGGAGATGCTCCGAGTTATCCGAGAGCTGCGCCCGCGCTGCGTTGTCGGTGAGAACGTACCTGGAATCATCAAGATTGCCGCCGGGCAAGTGGTCAAGGATTTGGAGCGTGCAGGCTATCACGTCGTCGTGTTTAATTTTGAAGCTGCGGCTTCTCGGATCTGTTTGAGATCCGGAAGGGAGGCGGCGCGGATGAATAGCAATACCGTTTCCGCCATCGTCATCGCCGTCGAGTTTGCCCTCCGCGCGGTGTGCGTCTACGCCATTTTGCGCGTAACGCTGACGCTTTTTAAGATCGACAAGGCAGAGAAAGCCGAAAAAGAGCGCGACGCGGCGCTTACCTACGTCCCGGAAATCTGCCGGACGTGCGCCTGGGGCGCATCGTGCAAAAAAGACGACCTATGCTGCCCCTGCCCGGAGTGGAAGTTCTGCGGGAAAACAATCGTGGAGGTGTTCGGCGATGACGACGGATGAACTTCTGAAAGCGCTGGCGCGCCTTCGCGTTGAGACCGGTTCCCTTGCCTGCCTCGGCTGCGGGCGCGAGCATAATTGCAGCACGCACGGCTGCCAGATCCTGCGCGAGGCGGCGGCTCAGCTTGAGCATTTTACCGCCGAGAACCGGGCGCTGCGCAACGCTTTGGCCACGAAGCCGACGAAGCGCTCGCTGTATGCAAGAGCCACGTACCTGCGGGAGATGGTAAAAGAGCTGAACGCTCAGCGGGAAAAGACCGAGGCCGAGAGGGACGCGCTGCTTGAGCAGATAAAAGCGCGTCGCTCGTGTCTGGATTGTAAGCATTTCGACTACTGCGAATTTGATGATGCGACTGTCATCGACTGCATGAACTGTGTGACGAAAAATTGTCCATGTTACCAATGCGGCAATTCCAACCGCTGGGAATGGCGCGGCTTGCCGGGAGCGCCGGAGGAAGGAGAAAAGGCATGAAAGCTGTTTTAATCAGCATCCGCCCGAAGTGGTGCGAGAAGATCATCAGCGGAGAGAAAACGATCGAGGTGCGCAAGACGCGACCGAAGATGAACCCGCCGTTTAAGTGCTACATTTACCGTTCGGTTCAGGGCGGCGTCATCGGCGAGTTTGTATGCGACGACATTTTTGAAAGGATCGTCAGAGTAGGAACAAGCTGTGAACCGCCGAAATATTGCATCTGCGATTGGAACATGGACTGCACCCCACTTGATACGCTTCTTGCGGATGCCTGCCTGACAAAAGACGAGCTGGAGAAGTATCTGGACGGCGGCGTCGGCTACGGATGGCACATTTCCAACCTCAGAATTTACGATCACCCGCGCGAACTGCGGGAATTTTATGCTGTGCCAAATGAGGTAGAGGTAGCGCTCAAGGCAAAACCCAAGCCGGTCACCCGCCCGCCGCAGAGCTGGCGCTATGTGGAGGAAGACACATGAGCTACGATATTTCGTTCAAGGTCAAAGTCGAAGGAGTTGATACCTACGTCCCCGTTGGTGAGTGCGACGCAAATATAACTTGGAACGCTCGGAAGATTATTGAGAAGTCAACTGGGCTGGAATGGAAGAACTGCCAGAACAATGGGCTTTGCGTGGATGTAATTCCAAAAATCGAGGCTGGCTTGAGAACGTTGGAGCAGAACCCAGATTCGTTCAAAGAATACGAAGACCCGAACGGGTGGGGGACGGTAAAAGAAACAGCACAATTTTTCCGGAACATTCTTAACGATTGGAATGATTTCCAGCAATGGTATGAAGAACTTGTTCCGGTTACGACGTTTTGGATTGGATGCTGGCTTCTTACGGAAGCGCCGGCGGAAGGAGAAAAGGCATGAGACTTACAACGGATACCCCGAAAAACAATCTTGAAATGGCGCTGAACCTGTTCTACGTCAAGGACAAAGAGGTATGGGTGCGTGGATACGGGAAGAACGGCGCAGACATCAGCCTGTTCGACCTGTCGCGGGATCTGACCAGATGGAACTGCCCGTATGTGGACTTGGATATCTCGGATGATTCCTTCTCGACGATGATGGCCGAATGGCTCTGGGAAGATGTTGAATCGTTCGAGCACGTTTTGGCTCTGCTCTATCAGGCAGCATGGGTATGCGCGGAGCTGCGCGAACATTTGAAGGAGTTCGAGGACAAGGAGGATGCCGATGGAACGAATAACGTTTGAAGGAAGCTTCTGCGACATTGCGCAATGTCGCGAGCTGCCTTGCCCGTATGACGGAAGTTGCACGCAGAAGGAGGTATGGGAAAGGCTCAAAGCATATGAAGATTCGAGATTATCACCGCAGGCGTGCGCCGAGGCACGAGAAATAGAGGAAACACTTTCCGGCTGTGGTTACTCCATCTCACGAATGGTGGATCTGATGAAAGCCGACAAGGACGGGCGCGTCGTGATTCTGCCGTGCAGGCAGGGAGATGAGCTGTGGACATACTGCAATCACCCGGTTAAGCGGGTATATAGTTTTACCGTATCGGACGTGAGCACACTGAACGGGCGGACTGTGCTGAATACGCTAGGTCTCGGGACGATCAGCCCAGAGGACATCGGCAAAACCGTTTTTCTGACCCGCGAAGAAGCCGAGAAGTCTTTGCAGGAAATGGAGGGCGAGGCATGAAGGTAATTCTGGTCGAGAGCGATCTTATTGGCAGACTTGAGACGTTAGTCAACGGTGCTATCGAGAAATTTACGCCGGAACGCGTGGTGGACATTAAGTACAGCTCCGCGATTGATGGCAGATCCCACGAACATTATTACTCCGCGATGGTGATTCTCAAGGATGAGGAGGGCAAGAAGGATGGATGAAAAGAAAATCTTAGGGACAGCACTATCCTTTTATGGATGCGAAATTCAGCAAGTCATCGCAATCGAAGAACTGAGTGAGCTGCAAAAAGAGCTGTGCAAAAGTCTTAGATCAGGAGCTGACAAGCCGCACATTTCTGAAGAAATCGCGGACGTACAAATCATGCTGGAGCAAATGATGATGCTTTACGAGTGCCACGAGGATGTTGCGGTCTGGCGGAAGAAAAAGGTTGCGCGCCTGCATGATCGGCTAATCCGTGATGGGGGTATAGGAGGTGACGACAATGTTTCAGATTGAGCTTTTATCCGGCGGCGTTTTCTGGGTGTACGCCGTATACCCGCAGAATAGCGCGTTTTTGATTTGGAAAGACGACCACTGGGTTTGGATGGCGGCTGATAAGTGTAAACCGTATGTCCAGCCGTGGGCAGTTACTACCGGCGATAACTTTCCGTCCACAGACGCTGTGCCGGTGGTGCGTTGCAAGGATTGCAGATACCTGGGGAGGGAGCTAGACAAAGGGCTTTACAGCTGCGATGACTACAACCTGCCATATTGCGAGCCGGACAGCTATTGCAGCCACGGCAGGCGGAAGGAGGAGACAAAACATGCGGTTGATTGACGCGGACGCATACAAAAAACTGCATCAGTCAAAATGCGTGGGCGACTGCGGCTGCTGATCGAGCATCACCGACGGCATGATCTGCACGCTGATCGACGAGGCGCCGACCGTGGAAGAGGCAATCGTGCCGCTGAAATGCAAATACTGCGGCTACTCATACCAAAAAATGCCGCCGTCCGGAGAACCGCTGTTCCGTTGGTGCCGGAAGTGGCAAAACATCGTCCGGGACACCGATTTTTGCAGCTATGCAGGAAAACGCGGAGAAGTAGACGTATGAGCGGGCTGCGCTTTGAGTCGATGGCGGACATGCCACCGAGAATGCGGGAGATTTACGCCAAACAGCGTCTTCCGGAGGCACAGCAGGAGCAGAAACGGCAGGCAAAGTACAAAAACGCGCCGGAGAAGCGCGCCGGGGTACGCTTTGACAGCAAAAAAGAGGCGCAGCGCTATGACGAGCTTTTGACCATGCTGCGGGCTGGGCTTATCTCGGATCTGAGGCTGCAACCACAGTTTACATTGCAGGAGAGCTACTGCACCGAGACCGGAGAGCGGGTCCGCGCGGTGAGATACACGGCGGATTTTTCGTACCGAGCCGGAGGGAAACTGATTGTCGAGGATGTCAAGTCAACGGCAACGCGGACAAAGGAGTACCTGCGCAACAAAAAGTTTATGCGCTCAAAATTTGGAATCGACATACAGGAGGTTTGACATGGACGAGGAAACCAAAGCAAGACCGGAGCCGCCCTGCGGCTTGCCGAAGCAAGGAAACAACTGCGCCAACAAAAGCGCGATCTTTTGCGCAAAGTGCGGATGGAATCCGGAAGAGCAGGCGCGGCGCAAGGCGCTGCCGCTTACCAAAAACGGGGCGGGCTTGCTGCATAAGGATATCGGCACATAAAATAGGCAACCAGCCGGGGTACATATTTATATTATCTGGACTTTTGCCGCTGCCGCTCCGCCATGAGACGGCAGCGGGAGGATTGCCCCGACTTTTGCAAACCGCCTGCGGGCTGGATCAACCGCAGGCGGGAATGAAAAAGCGTGTGGAACGTGCGCTTTGTGGGACGTTACCCAACGCCGGACCGCGCAAGGACCGGCGACATCGCATGACCTCCCAATCCCCCAAGCCGGCTGAGCAGACAAGGGCGGCTCGCCCGGAGACGCGCAGCGATCATGCGGATGGCGCGGCGCGCCGGGTGCAGGCGGTGAAAGTCCGTCACTGCAAGGGGACCGGGTTTCCGGTCCCCGGACGAAAATAAAAGGAGCGGGACAATGAGAAACATGTTTGGAGCCGCAGAAACGAGAGAAAGCGGAGTCTACGGATACCTACGGGACCCGAGGCGCGCAACAAAGGGGCTTTGCTACAATGTGCGCTGCTCGGGACGGAACAATTACAAGGGTGCATGGAGCTGCACAAACTGCTATCTGTGCGTCGAGCGGAAATTAGCCCGCCAGTCTCGGCGGGAAGTTATAACGATCTGAAAGGGGCATCAATATGGCAAAAATCATGGAGCTGTTTTATGGCGAGCTGGGGCAATTTCAAACAGCGATGGAAGATGAAAAGTGGGAGGTTGATTTCCGGGGCGAGAAATACCCGCCGCGTATCACAATGGACCAGCTGACACCGCCGCTGTTTGAAGTCACGGAGGACGGACCGCAGCGAGAGCCGCCAGCCTGCATACAGGTGATCGGGACGCCGGATCTGCGCGTTATCACGACTGGCAAGCTCCAGATCAGCAAGAAAGAACTGAACCGCTACGTGAACACCGCTGAAAAGCTGTTGCTGCTCTATCTGCACGGATTTATGCAGGAACAAAAGGAACTGGAGGCGGAGAAGGGATGAATTTTGCGCAGAGGCTCAAGGAGACGTTACAGACAGGTCTGGATATAGGCTTTAAGGCAGGCGTACAGAAGGGCTGCGATATATGGATGGCGGCGCTTGCGCAGGAGGGCTTCGGCGCTGAACGCATGATTCGAATGTATGAGCGCGTGGAGGCGATAAACAACGAGCTGGGAATTGCGTGGATGTGCGAGCCGGAGTCTGACTACGCGCAGGAGCAGCTGGACCGGATTCTGGAGCCGGTCTGCGGGGACCGTTTCACACCATTTCGCGACCGAAATCCGGATGTCAAGCAGTTTAACTATAAAAGGAGGGAACGAAAATGAGTGAGAAAAACAAGCGAGCCGAGGAACTTCTGTTTGGAAAGGAGCGCATGACATTCGCAGAGATCATGCAATCCATGGAGGCATGTGCAAAGATCAACTGTGAAAAGTGCGCACTTCACGCGATCATTGACGGATGGAGTCAGGTGGACTTACCAGACTGTAGCACGGTCCTGATGAAAAACGCGACAGACACGCTGCTGGAGTATTACAACAAACTCCGAACACCAGAACCGGCGGTCAACGCAAAGGCGGAGGAACGCCACGAGGAATGTAGCAGCAAGGTCGAGGGTTATCTGGATTCCTGCCCGGTCTGCCCGAACTGCAATTACATATTTGACGAGTTTAGTATAAGCGAGGAAGTATACATACAGCATTTCCCGTTCGGCGGTGAGGACCGGCTCGCCCTGAAAAAAAGCGAAATGGAAGTTAATCCAACAAAATGCCCGAAATGCGGGATGCGGATCACGGGAATCAGATGGACGACGGGAGATACCGTCGGGGGAAGATTTGGGTATTTTTTCAGCCGCGCGCGCAAAGAGGAGCTGCACCGAGAGGAAAGCAGCGAAGAAAACCGGAAGGTTTGGCGCTGGGATGATATCTTCCAGGTATTTCGCTGCCCAGTTTGCGGTCGACCGGAAAAGCCATCGATGAAACTGCGGGCAAAAAGCGGCGTGCAGTACGTTCTGCCGCAGAAGTGCGGTTATTGCGGCGCCCAGATGGAAGGAGTTGAGGCAAAATGATCATTGATATTCTGGAGCTTGCGGCGGTGCTGGAATGGCTGGCATTGGGAGCGCTGACGTTTTTCAAGCTGCGCAGCCTGAACCGCCGCGCGGATAAGGTCATGAAAGAGGCTGAAGGTGTTTTTACGCCGAACGAATTACGGGAGGCTTTTGGGAAAGAGCCAATGCAGGAGAACATTAAGTATTTGGATGCTGATCGCTGAACGCATGGGCGGAACTTCCGCCCACGCTTTGAGCGGGCAGAAGAAAAAAGGAGGGCTGAACCATGCAATGGCAGCAGGGATGCTTGTTTGATGACAACCAGGAGTATGACGCTTTCACGGAGAAATTCAAACCAAAGAAGACGACGGACGATTGCTATACGCCGCCGCTCGTTTATGATGCGATCCGGGATTGGGTATGCGGAGAGTACGGGATCGACCAGACCAGAATCGTGCGACCGTTCTATCCGGGCGGAGATTATGAACGCTTTGACTACCCGGACGGCTGCGTCGTGCTGGACAACCCGCCGTTCTCAATTTTGAGCAGAATTTGTGAATTTTACATCGACAGAGGAATCGCATTTTTTCTTTTTGCGCCGTCACTCACATGCTTTAGCGGGCGCAGCGTAGTGATGCGGATGAACCACATTATTTGCGACGCCGACATTACATATGAGAATGGGGCAGTTGTTAGAACGGCGTTTGTGACGAGTTTCGGTGGTAAGATTGCGCAGACCGCGCCGACACTCAGAAAAGCAATCGAGCGGGCAATGCAGACGATCAAGGAGGGAATGAGGAAGGAATTACCAAAGTATACATATCCGGATTATGTTCTGACGGCAGCGATGATGCAAAAGTACGCACATTATGGGGTTGATTTTGCGGTGCAAAAAGAAGACTGCACGTTTATAGCAAAGATGGACGCGCAGTCGGAACACGGAAAAGCTATCTTCGGAGGCGGGCTATTGCTTTCTGAGAAAG